AGTCCAGGCCGGTAGGCCCGGCGTAGCCGTTACGCCATTGCGTAGATACGCAAATAAATAAATTCACACTTTGCAGGCAGTCGGGCCAGACCTCTACGTCCGGGCCGCTGGCCTCCTCGACCGTCAGGCCGAACGCTGCTGCTTCTGCGGCGCTGGGTGGTGCGGTGTACAGCGCCCGCGCCACCGCCTTTAGTTTTTTTGTCGGAACTTGGTTAGCTCGGCTACATAGACGCGAAAGGCCTCCAGCCCGGCGCTGGGCCGGTTTTGCAGCAGCAGCGCGATGTTTTCAGGGGTGAAGTCCTCGGCAAAATCCCAGCCCGTTACCATCATCGGGAAGGTCTCTACATCAAGCTTTCCATCGCGCGTCTTGACAAATTCGGCGAGCTCGTCGGCGGTGCGGTGCTTGAAGGTGATGGCCACCAGCTCCGGCTCGCCGCCGGGCACAGGCATGGGCACGGGCGCGGTGAAGACGGGCGCGGGGATGATGCTGAGTTTTGCCATGTTATGACCAAAAAAAAGCCCGCTGCATGGCGGGCCTTGGATAAAAAATCAGCGGTTTATAGTAGAAAGCCGCGCGACCGCATAAAGTCGGCTGGGTGCTGTGCACTTTTTTGATTATTGCAACGCTGTCTTAATAGTTGTATGTTTTCGTCAATATTCGGACCGCCTAGGGCTAACGGGTTGATATGGTCCATATGGAAGTCATCGCCCAGCGGCTGCGCGCAACAAGGGCACATACCTTGCTGGAGCTTGAAAAGCTTGGCCACCAGTCCTTTTGACAACTTTCCGCCGTTTTTTGATTTTTTGGCGCGGCGGTTGTGACTGCGAACCCGGATCACTTCTGGGTTAGCTTTTGTCCAAGCCAAAGTTGTGGCCTTAACTCTTTCAGCGTTGGCCGTATTCCAATCCCTACTCTTTGCTCTCTCTTCAAAGAGATTCAAAGACCTGTATTTGGCGCTGTACGCGTTGACCTTACCTCGGTTCGCAGCTATCCATGCAGAGGCTTTCGCTTTAATCTTTTTATAGTTGGTCGCGTGATATACCCTGCAGTCAGCTTTCGCTTTTTCAAGGTTTGCGTTCCTCCACACGAAGACCGAAATCTTTTGACATGCCTTGCATCGCCCGGTTTTATAACGGTCAGATGTTCCGCATTTGATGCAAGGGCGCACAGGAATTAGAATAGCTGCAGCTGTCATAACGAGTTACTTTCGTTTGGTAGTTAGAAGCCGGCTTGGTCTGTCAGGACCAGACCGGCTTTGCTATTTTAGCGCGTTGTCAAATCGTGTACCTCACCGGCTCGGCCAGCAGCGACACCGTGACTTCACATGCCATCAATTCATTGATGGTCAAACTGGGTGTGCGATTTAAGCTCAAATAGCCGCTGTAAAGCAAGACAGACCCTGAGGGCAGCGTGATGCGGATGGCGCGCGGCAGGCGGTCGTCGTTGGCCGCCGCCGCCAGAATAAACCCCGGCTGCGTCGCGTCATCAGCAACGGAAAACGTCAAGCCGAAAGCGCTCTTGAAGGTAGGGATTCGCTTTTCAGCATCTGACTCAAGGAATTGGTACGTGACGTAATTTGCGGTACCACCATCCGTACTGCTTGAAAGAATCTGTGACAACTGCGTCCACCCGCTGACCTTGCGCGCCGTGCCGGCGCCGCCGGCCACCGGGTAGATGCTGGTCAGCGTCGTGTCGATGCCCTCCAGCGAAAACGCCGTGCCGCTCGGCGTCGCCACGCGCACAACTTTGTTCGTGATGCGCGACCATCCGCTCGTTATTTCCACAATATCCCCGGCGGTGAAGGTGTTGACCGCGCTGGCGACGGCCGGTGTGGCATTGGTAACGGCGGTGACCGGGACGGCGGCTGAATAGCCGGAAGCTATCGCAACGAGTGCGCCATTAGGGACCGAGACTGACATGATATTTATCCTTTCTGGGAATAAAAAAAGCGCCTAAAAAGGCGCCGCTGGCTATGCCCGGAAAGGGCGGGATGGAAACCTTGACGCTTAATCCGGCGTCCAGAAACTGAAGTCCTGCATCGAGCCGCGCAGGCGGGTATCGGGCTCGTAAATCGACACCGGCCCGCCCTCTACCGTGACTTGCAGGCCGGGCGCGGCGCGCAGCGTGTCTTCAATGATTCGTGCCAGGGCGGCGGCGCTGCCGCGCGTGTCGGCCCAGACGTTGACCTGAATGCGTGCGTTTGAGGCGCCCGGCGGCGCCTGGTCCAGAAAGTTGATGGAGCTGCCGCCTATTTTTTGGTAAGTCAGGTAAGGCCGTGGCGTGGCCTCGGGCGCTACGTCGGGGTACATGCGGCCGGCGACCAGGCCCTGCAGCGCGGCGTACACGGTAGCCTCGATGTTCATGGTGGCGGCGCCTCGACCACGCCGTCGGCCAGGCGCTGCGCCATGCGGGCGCGGCCGGCGTCAATTGCGGCCTGGATGTGGTCGAATGCCGGTCTTACAAAAGGGAATGCCGGAGCGCGTGAACTCCCAAATTCAATGATATGCCCGTGCGGGGCCTTTTTATGGTTCCATGACACCCGGTAGGTTTTTTGGTCATCTGTGGACTTTTCAGGCGAGTAGACGCGGTAGATGGCGCTGTAAAGCGTGCCGGTCTTGATATGCGGCCCGTCGTTGGCGCCGGCAGCATTGGCTTTCACCTCGTCGTAAGTCACCTTGGCCATGGCGGCCACGCCTGAAAACAGCACAGACTCCTTGAGTTTTTTCTCAAACTTTTGCAGGTCTCCGGCCAGGTCGCCGCTAAGTTTGGTGTCAACTTTGATCATTTTGATCGACCCCCACTGGCTGAAATTCATTCGGAAAATATTCGCACTTGACGGTAACAAGCGCGTCCTCCGCGAACCTGACTTCAAACCATACCGACTGAGCCGGGATGCCAAGCTCTTTAGATAACAAAAGCATCAGCTCCCGGCCTCTGCCCTCTTTTGTCATTAAATATTTAGCCATCACAGCCCCGCCTTGCCACGGCACCAGGCCTGCGCGGCGGCTATCTCGGCCGGCGTCATTGGCGTACCGCTGCGGTAGATTTCTGCGTACAGTTTGCCGGTAAAAAAGCCGGTGGCTGCCGCGTTGTCCCTGCCCTCGCTAAAGCCCACCGTACCGGCCACTACGGCAGGCCGGGCGGCGCTGCTGACCGTGCCGCTGCCCACCCGCACATTCAGGTTCACGCCGTCATCCCAGGCGGTCAGCAGGGCCGCTGTACCCACGTTAACGATGGCGGCGCTGGCAGCGCTGGTGTAGGCCACGCCATCGCCCGCGCTGATCTCCAGCTGGTTCGCCGCATTGATCTGCACCGAGTAGCCGGTGAACGCGGCCGTTACCCGGTCGCTCCATAGCCTGCGCACGGCGCCGGCGCCGCTGGTAGGATTGACGGCCCGGCACCAGAAAAAACCAGCGGTGGCGCCACCGCCCGTCGGGCTGCCCAGGCTGTCGTCAATACCATCCATCCTCAGGTAAGCCGGGAAGGCTGCGGCGGCGTCGTAGTCAGGCGCCGTGTTGACGCGCTGATAGGCGGTGGGCGCCGCATTGGCTTCGACCTGATACGCTGTAATCCGAAACCCCTTGCCGGAATGTGTTGCTAATTTAGAAAGCCCCCAATTCGCATTCGTGGTGGTGGCAGTTACATTGCCGGATATTCGGTACTGGGATGTTCCCCCTATCTGCGTTATGACCTGTGTACCCGAACCCAGTAAATTATTCATTCCGAGTTGAAAGTCGTTAGCGGCCCCCGCCCCTATTGCAGGGGCAGAATTGTCATCCATTTGTACCGTGGCGCTGAAGGTGTAAACCGTGCCAACACTGGGCGTAAATGGCCGATACGCCCACTTGTCCGCGCCTGCCACAAACTGCAAGGACGCGGCATAACCGGCAATAGATGTTGCGGCGTTGGTGACGCCACTATTAACCCCGGTGGTGGAAAGATTCCCCTCGCTGTTAAGTAGTAAATTAACCCGCGCCGACGCAAGCGGCCTGGCTGCAGCGGTAGCCTGTACCAGGTGGTTTCCGCGTCCTGACTTATCCAGCATCTTGCCGACCGGCTGCTCAAAGGCGGTGACCGCCGTCGTGGCTGCGCTGTCCTGGTACAGCGCGGAAAAATCGCCGGGGTCGTACCACGCCCCTGGCTGACCTTGCGCGAACAGGGTCGCCGCATTGGCGGGCGGGGAGCGCCGCCCGCCCACACTGCCTAATTTTCCGAAATCAAGGCCAAACACAGCGCTGCGCCCTCAGGTGTTGGTGATGACGGCGACCTTGTCGCCCGGCGACACGCCGATGTATTCCACCGCGTCGGCGGCCAGCCGCATGGTGTTGGCTGTCGCTACCGGCGCGGCGCCAAATTTAAGGCTGCAGGTCACGTCGGTCGTGACCCGAACGAATCCGGTGGCGACATTGAACGCGGCCGACACAACGGAGGCCGCGCCTATCGCCAGCGTCTGGTCGGCCACCGAGGGCGCCAGCGCGACAGGCATCAGGCCGCCGCGTATGTCGTAGTCCTGCCCGGCGAATTCGGTGATGTAAAGCTTTGCCATTTTTGATTCCTTGTTAAATCAGCCCTGCCGCGTGCACATGAGCCGCAGCCAGGGCTCTTCGCGCAGCGCGGCGACGATGTTGTAGGTGTCCACATGCGCCGGGTCGGTATGGTCGATTACCTGCATGGCGGGCAGCACGTCGGGGCGAAACCAGATCGTGATCTCGGTGGAGACGCGGGCCTGCTCAGCCGCTGCGGCCAGGAACTCGCGGCCCGATATGTCGCGCACGCGGGCGTAAATATCAGTCGCCAGATCGGTCCAGCCGGGGATCATCTCGCCGTATTCGTCGCGCACCGTTCCGGCGATCTGGATGGTCAGGCGCCGGTCGAGCTCGCCGGGGCGTATCTTGATGGCCACCGGCTACACCCCCAGCCCGACGCGGTAATCCCACAGCAGGTACTCACTGCCCAGCGGCATGGCGGCCTCGCCGCGCTCGGCGTACAGGTGCTCAAAAATCACCAGGATGGCGGCGCGGATCTGGTCGTTGATGACCATGCCGGCCAGGGTCTCGCGCGCGGCAAACTGTGCGGTGCAGTACACACTGGCGGCATAGGCCTGCTGCACGCCACGCAGCACCGGGTCCATCTCCGCGTCATATGCCAGCACGGCGGCGGCGTAAGCGGTGCCGGCTGCGGCCAGCGCGGCGGGAGCTGCGGCCACGGCTGCATCGAGCGCGGCCTGGTCGGAAAACACACGACGATTCATGAATGATTGCGCCTTGGCTTCAGCGGCCAGCAGATAGGGCAGAATCTGCTCGTCGGGGTAGCTGGCCTCGCGGTGCACATGGGCCTTAGCCTGGGCGGCGGTGACTAGCATGGTTTGTCTTTCCACTCCGATGCAAGGCTGCGGCAAGCGAGAAAATCAGTCGCACCGGGCCGCGCGGGTGCCCATGCTGGCGGGCTGTAGTAATCGCCGGTGGTGGCGTTGTTGTGAAGCGGCGGCGGCAGGGCTGGCCCCGGCGCATCACTCAAAAACGCGCGGCCGGCGGGCGTGATGGCGTAGCGGCTTTTACGCAGGTGCGCGTAGCCCAGCCGGTACAAATTTTTCAGGTGCCCGATAGCGACGCTCTCCTCGAGGCCGTCCCGCTCCGCGCTGGTCTGCCGGCATAAGGTGCGCGCGCTGCCGGCGCCCAGGTGCAGGGCGTGCAGCAGCTGCAGCTCAAGCGGGTGCATGGCGGGCGCGGCGGCTTAGACGGTGGGCGTTACCGGTACAACGGGCGGTGTCAGCGCGTCAGCGGCCTCGATGCGGGCGGACAGCGCCTCGCCCTGGGCCTGCAGCGTATCGAGCAGGCCCTGGTCTTCGGCGGTGATGGTGCCCTGCGTGCCTTGCAGCGTGGCGATGGTGGCATTGAGCGTGTCAATGTCGCCGGATAGCCCGGTTAGCGCGGCGTCGATGCGGTCGTTATGGGCCTTCTGGGCGGCGGCGAAGTCTGAAATTGCAGTCATGATGGTTCTTTCGGTGTGGGTTAGTTGACGGGAAATCTTGTCGAGCTGGGCGCGGAATGCGTCGTCGGCGCTCGGGCTGTGCATAAAAACGTGGATGGTGATTTCCATAGGAGGTTTCTGGAGAGGGTTGGCTGCGGCTTACTTTTTGGTGGTGGCCTCCTGGATGGGTTGGTGGGCGGTTTTGTTGTCGGGCTCCAGCGCCATCTTGTTGTCGGCAACGGGCGCCTGCTTGGCGGCGGAGTTAGGTTCTCCGGCGAGGTCAACCAGCCCGGCGGCGGCTAGCTCCTGGGCAGTGTGGTCGTCCACATCGGCGGTGTCGCCCTGCTGCAGCGCCAGGCTGCCGTGAACGAAGCTGGTTTTTGCTTTGACTTGCATGGTTAGTTCCTTTAAAAAAAGCCCGCTGATGAGGCGGGCTGGTGGCTAATTAAGGCAAGGTGCCTTTCACGAAGGCCTGAGGCCTATAAACGGCCAGGCCGAGGCGCTCTTCGATCAAAATCACGACCATGT